TGCCCAAGTTTCTGTGGCTACTTAAATAAACGCCACATCGCTGAAATCGTACATTTCCTGTAGGATCTCTTGCACTCCACTAAAATCTATTATATAAATTAATCACTATACAATTAATAATTATTAAATGTAGACGCGTATAGTCGACAACCCCTAGGGACTACATTTAAATATTCTAGGAGGAATATTATGGCAACAACTACTTTTTCGGGACCGATAAAAGCGGGAACGATTTCAAACACTACTGGCACTACAGTTGGATCAGATATGAAAAATGTCGGACAAGTTGTAATGGCACAAACAGCAGCTATTGATTTATCAGGAGGTGCACTGGCAGCAGTTGCAACTGATATTATCATTCCAGCAAATTCACAAATAATTGATATTGTTTTTGACAGTATCACAGCAGCATCAGGCGCTACTAACATTAGCCTTGGTCAAGTTGGTGGATTAGCTACGGCATATGTTAATACTTATGCACTTGGAACAGCTGTTGGTAGAAAATACCCAACAACCGAAGCTGGTGGAGCATTAGCTTGGGAAGATGTTGGAGCAAGTGATACAAGATTTAATGTAACTAATTCAGCAGCAACAAGTTCTGGTGAGTTAAGAGTTACTGTTCTGTATCAACAAAACATTAATTTAGGTTAATAATCAACTCTGAGTGGGGTGTAATGACCCCACTCTTTAATAGGAGAAAATAAAATGGCTTACGATCCAACAATAAACACACAGTTCGATGGAACTAAAAAACTAATCTATGTTTTTAATATAGATGCATCTAAAGATGGAAGTACTGGAACAACTACTATAGATGTTTCTGCTTTAGCTAAATCTCAACGTAATCAAGCATGTAATAGAATATCATTAAATAAAATTTGGTTTGATATAAATATTACTGCAGTTGCAGATGCGGCAAGACTTACATGGGAAAACTCTGGTGGAGATGAAACTTTTTTATCTTTAAATGGATATGATAGTTGGGACTTTAGTAATATCGGAGGTTTAGTAAATCCAAATACTGGTGGGAATGCAAACGGGGATGTTAATATAATTATTCCTGCACATACTGCTGGTGATACTTATTCGATTGTTTTTGAGTTTTTGAAATATTACGAATTTTAATAGGAGGTTAAATGGCGAACACTACTTCCGGAACATTTACTTTTGGAAAAACTTTTGCAATTGATGATATTGTAGAAGAAGCTTTTGAAAGAATTGGAATTCGTGGTGTGGCTGGTTACCAGCTTAAAACTGCGCGAAGATCTTTAAACATTCTTTTTCAAGAATGGGCTAATAGAGGCGTACACCTATGGGAAATAGGTGATGGCTATCTAACTTTAGTAGCTGGTACAAATCAATATATTGGTTATAGATCAAGTGGAGATGGTACTTCTACTTTATTAAATAGTGGAGGCGCTGCTTTATATGGTGTGGATGATGTATTCGAAGCTTCTTATAGAAGCAGTGCAGGTACTACAAGTCAATCAGATAGTCCTTTAACAAAAATTTCAAGATCAACTTATTCAGCTCTTTCTAATAAATTAGCACAAGGGCAACCTTCTCAATACTGGGTTCAAAGATTTGTAGATAAAGTTACAATTACTTTATATACGACTCCTGGATCAAGTCAGGCTGGAGACAGAGTTCAATATTATTATATGAAAAGAATTGATGATGCAGGCGATTACACAAATGCAGCTGACGTTCCTTATTATTACATTCCTTGTATGTGTGCAGGTTTAGCTTATTATTTAAGTTTAAAATATGCACCAGACAGAACACAAAATTTAAAACTTCTTTACGAAGATGAATTATTAAGAGCGGAGGCAGCGGATGGGTCAAGCAACAGTACTTTTGTTACACCTAAGACCTACTATCCTAGCGTTTAATTATGGCAAGATTTGCACAAGGAAAATACGCACTAGCAATATCTGACATTAGTGGCCAAGCATTCCCATGGAATGAAATGGTTACACAATGGAATGGATTGTTTGTACATTATTCTGAGTTTGAATCTAAACAACCACAACTAGATCCTAAACCAAGTCAAGCAGATGCAACAGCTTTACCTAAAACAAGACCACAACAACCTTCACCGCAATCATTAAGATTTTTAGATTTTAATCCTTTAAGAACTTTTGGTGCAGGTTCACCAATTATAAATGTGTCTTCTATTAATCATCAAAGAAATTATGGTGACTCTGTAAGATTTAGAGGAGCGCCAACAACTAGTTCTGCTGCTTCTACTGATCCACAATTTAGTAATATTGCAAACATCGATGGAATTACTGGAGCAACTATTTGTAAAGCTGCCGGTTATACAGTTATTCCTGGTTTGTATACTAGTTATACAACAACATTAAATGGAACTATTGATGCAACTACAACTACAGCTGTTTTAACAAGCGTAACTGGATTTAATGGAGTTACAACAGCACCTTTTGAACCTACAATTGCAAATCCAAGTGGTACACCAACATATGGTGCATTAGTAGGAACAGAAATTATTAGTTATACAGGAATTGGTCCCGCAGATAATATTCAACAAACTTTTTCTGTTAGAGTTGTAAACACTGCAAGTGGTAATAAATATTACATAGACGATGTACAACAAGATACTTTAAGTTTTACAAAAACTGGTACATATACTTTTAGTCAAACTGATTCTACTAATGAAACCCATCCTTTAAGATTTTATACAGCAGCCGATAAAACTGGTGGAGAGTATACTACTGGAGTTACAAATTTTGGTACTCCTGGAGTTACCGAAGGTGCATACACAAGAATTGTTGTAGATAGTTCAGCTCCTGCAACATTATATTATCAATGTTCAAGCCATGCAGAAATGGGTGGTCAAATTAATGTAACAGAAGTTACAGATAATCAATTAACTGGGGTTACAAGGGGAGCTTTTGGATCTACAGCTGCTACTCACAATACTGGTGCCACAGTAAGATTATTGATAACACCAGCAAATAATTATTATTTTAGTGCAGACAGTAATGCAACTACTGGACAAATCCGTGGAGGAGGTTATAGTGTATCTTCAGGACCAGTAACTTTAAAAACGATAGGACCACAATAATATGCCAGCAGGATTAACATACACACTAGCAAATTTACAAACAGACCTTCAGAATTATACTGAAGTAGGAAGTAATGTTTTTACAGAAGCAGTAATGAATAAATTTATTACAAATGCTGAGAACAGAATTTATAGAGCAGTAGATGCAGACCTAGAGAGACACTATGCAACTTCTACAATGGTTATTGGAAACAGATATGTGACAATTCCATCAGATTTAAGAACAGTTAGATATATTCAATTAAAAGATAGCTCTAATAAACAGGTCTATTTAGAGCAAAGAGACCCTAGTTACATTGCTACTTATTACGATACACCAGGTACTTCTTCTAGTACCCTACCTAAATACTACGCTAATTGGGACGAAAATTACTGGGTTGTGGCCCCTACTCCTAATGCAGCTTATGAAATTACTATGGCATATAATAAAAATCCCGTTAGTTTGACTGACTCAACTAAGTCTACGACAGGAACTTATCTGTCCAATAAATATCAAGATTTACTTTTATACGCATGTCTAGTAAATGCATATGGGTACTTGAAAGGCCCGATGGATATGTTACAATACTACGACAAAGCTTATAATGAAGCTTTACAAACGTACGCGACAGAACAAATTGGTCGAAGACGCAGAAGCGAATATCAAGATGGTGTTATTCGTCTTCCTATCAAATCTGAATCACCATCTACTTATTAAGGAGTAAAAAAATATGGCGAACGTAATACCCTATAGTTTTAGAAGTGAGCTTCTATCCGGAAATCATAATTTTGCTAACGGAGGAGATACTTTTAAACTAGCATTGTATACAGCAAACCCATACACAACTGGAAGTACAGCGTATTCTTCAGGAGCAGCCAACCAAGTTGGAACTTCTGGTACAGGATATTCTACAGGTGGAAACACTTTAGGAAGTCAAGCAGTTACTATAGCAACTGTAACAAGTTATGTAGACTTTGCTGACTCAACATGGTCATCTGCAACTTTTACAGCTGCGTTTGGAGTAATATACAATAATTCGGATTCGGATAAATTAGTTGTCGTTTTAGATTTTGGCGGAAGTAAAACTTGTACTAATGGTACATTTAAAATTACTATGCCGGATCCATCAACACCAACTAATGCTATCATAAGTATGAGTTAAGGAGAAAATTTATGGCTTTAGTTATAAATGATAGAGTAAAAGAAACTAGTACTACTACAGGTACAGGCACGTTAAATCTTGCCGGTGCTTCAAGTGGTTTTGTAACTTTTGTTGCAGGGATTGGTAATAGTAATACAACTTACTATGCTATTCACGAACAAGGGACAAATAACTGGGAAGTTGGGATCGGTACAGTAACTGATGCAACACCTGATACTCTTGCAAGAACTACAGTTTTAAATACCTCTGCAGGTAATACTTCAAAAATTAATTTTTCAGGCACTTTAGATGTATTTTGTACAATGCCTGCAAGTAAAACGGTTTACTTAGATTCGTCAGGTAACCCAGTAGGAGCAGCGTCAGCAGGTTTTGCATTAGCAATGGCCGTGGCGTTATAAATAGGAAAAAAATATGGCACAAGATTTTAGAAACACTTTAAACCGAGTAATTGGAACAGGCGATACTACTATTTTAAATGCAGGAGATTATGATGCAGTTATAGGTATTAGATGCTGTAATGTTTTAACAACAACAATTAAAGTTGATGTTAAAATTGCAAAAGGCGGAGCCGACTACTTTTTAGCAAAAGGAGTTGTTATTCCACCAAATTCAGCTATCGAATTGATCCAAGGCGGAGCAAAGATTGTTTTAGCAAGTGGTGATGTATTAGAAGCA